GAGCTGCTCAGCGACGAGCCGTACTTGTAACGCTCGTCGCTGAGCAGCTCGGCGCCCAGCGCGGTCCACTTCACGTCGGCCCACAGGGCGAGTCCGTCCTCGCCGCCACCCTCGTAGCCGGCCAGGTAGAGCCGCTTGACCCAGCCTGCCGCCGGGGCGCTGGTGTCGTGCTTGCCGGACGAGTCGACCACCGGCTCGGTGCCGAGCACGCCGGCCTCGAAGTTGGCGATCAGCTCGTCGGCCAGCTGCTCGGTGAGCGGCAGCTCGGGGTACTTGGCGCTGTGCCACTGTCCGATCGGGAAGACCATCATCGGCGAGATGTCGCCGGCCTCGATCCCGTCGGCCAGGCGCAGGCGGTAGAGCTCGACAAGGTTCATGCAGCCTCCTCGACGCCGCGCAGGATGAAGATCGGCAGGCAGCGGCAGTTGGCGCCGCCCTCGCAGTCCGGGTTCGGAGCCAGCGCGTCGACCTCGCCCAAGTCCTCGCTCTGGAAGCCGTCGGCCGCCTCGCAGACAGGGCAGGTGTTGGCGTCCAGGATGGCGCTGACCTGGCCGTAGGCGATGTCTGAGGCGCGCTCGTTGGCCTCGGTCGCCCGGCCCAGCTGCATCATGTCGGAGACGACCGCGCCGAAGCGCAGGGCGGCCCCGTCGGAGTCGCGTGTGACCGCCTCGGTGAAGCCGCCCGGGTCGAGCGGCACGCCGGCGGCGACGCGGGCGGCGGCGTGGGCCGCGGCGGCCAGGGTCGCGCCGGCGATCGAGCGTGCGATCGCGGCCGCCTCGACCTCGATCGCGTCCTCGGGATCGGGCAGCGCGGCCGCCACGGCGCGGCGCAGCTTGCGCGGCGGCTTCTCGGCGGCAGCGATCGTCTGGCGTTCCTCGAGCGGCGGTTCATAGACCGGCTCGCCGCGCTCCTGGCGCTCGAGCTCGTCGCTGACCTGCTCGCGGCCGGCGCGGTAGAACTCGTCCAGCACGGCGCGCACCTCGGCGGTGAGCTTGTCGACCATGGGCGGCTGGCCGGCGGCGAACTGGGCCAGCTTGCCGGCCTCCTGGGCGGCCATGGCACGGCGCGAGAGCTCGGCGATCAGCTTGTCGCGGGTCGCCTGGGTCGCCTCACGCACAGCCTGCTTGGCGTCGGTGAAGCGCCGGTCGACCTCGGCCAGGGCGACGTAGCGCTCGGCCCCGCGCGGTGCGCGGCGCAGCTCGCGGTCCTCGGCCAGCTGCAGACCATGCGCGCAGCTGCACTCCGAGGCCCGGGCGGCCGGCTCGAAGCCTGCGCCGGCGGCCGGCGGCAGCTCGAACCGCGGCTGAACGAGCTGCGCCACCGGCGGACCCTCGGGGGCGTTGAGCTCGGCGCGGGCCCAGTCCTGCAGGTCCTCGGGCAGCTGCTGGAAGGCCTGCCCCATCCAGAGCAGGCCCTGGGCGAAGGAGCGCATGTCGACTGCCTGTACGTGGCCGAAGCGCAGCGTGGGGCGGTTGTCGTCGCGGGGGAAGTTGTAGGCCACCAGCTGATGGATCACGCCGCCGGAGGCGTTCAGCACGTCCTCGCGGTACTTGGCCTCGGCCTGCACGCCGTTGGCGAACAGGTCGTTGAGCGTCTTGCCCAGCGCCCAGGAGCCGGTCGTGGTGCCGAGGTCGAAGACCTGCGCCTGGCAGGTGGCCGAGAGCTCGCGGTTGCAGTAGCGGATCGCCTCGAGGATGTCGCCCACGTTGGCGTTGCCGGTGAGCAGCTGCACGCTGACGTTGTCGCCGTGCAGCGAGAAGCCGTCGGCCGAGAGACCGATGCGCTCGCCGATCTCCTCGAGCGTGCGCTTGGCCTCAGTGGGCAGCGTGCCGGTGTAGGTGATGTCGGGGATCCCGGCCAGACGCCGCACGGCACTGGGCAGGTCCATCTCGAGGTCGCGCTTGATCTTCCAGGGCCGGTACATCGAGCGCAGGATCGGCGTGCCCTGGAAGGAGGCGCCCTCCTTGTCGTGGCAGAACCAGATCAGCTTCTCGCCCGGGATGGTGCGCTCGCCGCCGTCGATCGGGCGCTGCACGACGTGATCGATGCCGCCGTTGTTGATGTGGATGTCCTCGACCGCGATCGAGGAGGTGGGACGCAGCTCGAGGTAGCAGCGCAGGTAACCGCTGGCCTGGTCGCGGTACCAGATGATCTCGAACGGCGCGAAGCCGTAGTCGAGCGCCAGCATGGTGTCGGAGACGAAGCTGCGCCAGGGGTAGTCGTCGATCAGCACCTCGCGCACCAGGTCGGCCTTGGCGACCGCGTCGGGATCGTCGGGGTCGGCCGGGTCGATCTGGGTGGTGGCCTGCACGAGGGGCAGGTTCTGGGCCCGGCGCAGGCCGCGGATGTGCGAGTCGTCGAGCCGCATCGAGCGGTAGGTGCGGCTCCCCTGACGACCGCGCAGGTCCCACTGACGCTCGGTCTCGGTGAGGCGCCGGCTGCCGCCGGAGACGGCGTAGCTGACCGAGTCGGAGCCGTACTCGGTCAGGTCGGCCTTGGGGCTCTTCTCAGCCAGCGAGAAGACGCTGCGCAGTCTGCTGGTGAAACTCACGCCTTAGAGTCTCGCCGCTCCGCCTGCCTCTTGGTGGGCAAACTTGCAGGGCCGCGAAAACCCTACATATGCAGGCGAATCAGACCGGACGGCGGCCGGTCATGTTGGTCGCGACGTACCACTCGGTCACGCCCAGGGCTTCGTTGATCGCCCAGTAGCGCAGCGCGTCGAGCACGTGCTGGTAGGGGCTTGACTCGCGCTGGTCGTAGAGGTCGGGGCGGCTCTTGTCGGGCGGCACGCTGGTCAGCGCCTCGATCAGGCAGGGGCAGTCGTCCGAGACCAGCAGCGGCAGGTCGGGGTCGGCGATCAGGCCGAGCAGGGCCACGCAGCCGTCCCGGATCCCGCTCGGCTTGCCCTCGGGCACGAGCCCGGCCCGCTGCAGCACCTCGAACTCGCTCTCGCCGGTCTGGGCGCCGGCCGCCTTGCCGGCCGGGTCGCAGAACGTGCCCAGCGGACTGACGCCCAGCTCGGCGTCGATCTCCAGCATGCGGGCGGCCAGCTCCGGCGTGGTCATCGCCGCACTGGCGTCGCGGAAGGCCGGCACCAGCTCGCGCACCACGACCGGCTGACCGGAGGGCAGGCGCTGGATCCAGAGCGCCGCCGGGTGGCGGAAGCCGAAGTCGACCGCGCGCCGGGTGACGAGCCCGGGCTGGGCCCGCAGCACGGTACGGTTGCGCTCGCTCCAGCGCTCGAAGAAGCGGCCCCCGGGCGCGGCGAAGGCCTCGCTCGGCTCGGAGGCGTACTCGCGCCGGGCGAGACGCGGCTCGGGCGCCTCGAGCACGTTCTGCCGGTACCACTCGCGGTCGCGGCCGGGATGCGCGTCCCAGGGGTAGAAGACCGCCTTCCAGCGGCCCTGGCCACGCTGCGCCTGGTCCCACATGCGGTTGGCCAGGTCGCCGGGCCCGTTGCCGGTGGTCGGCGCGAAGATGCGCTGCGCCGCGTCGAGCGAGGCCATCTGCTCCTCGGGCCAGGTCCAGAAGGCAAGCTCGTCGGCGAGCACGGCGTAGGGTGCCTGACTGCGGCCCGAGCGCCGCGTCGCCTTCATGCTCTTGATCCGCGAGCCGTTGGCGAAGACCAGCTCCTTGGTGTTGTCGCGCGCCAGCCTGGCCGGCGGCTCAGCGAGCGAGCCGTACATGATCCGCACCCGGTGCAGCGCGTCGACCGCGTCCTCGCCCGACTGGCTGAAGATCAGCAGCAGGCGGTTGCCCCAGAAGAGCGCCAGGTAGAGCAGGTGGGCCAGGATGAGCCAGGTGACGCCGAGCTGCCGCGCCTTGAGCAGCAGGAGCCGGTCACCCTCGCGCAGCCGGCGCAGACAGTCGCGCTGGAACTCCCAGAGCTCGAACGGGATCAGCTCGCCGCTGACCTTGTCCTCGATCCAGAGCGACTCGATGAAGGCGATCTCGGCCTCGAAGCTGTCCTGGCGTCCGTTCTCACCAGTCGCGCCCTCAAGGCAGAGGATCGCCCGCGCCAGGACGAGCGCCTCGGCGTCGCTCAGTTCAGCGCTGCTGCTTGCCGGCGCCGCCGAGGAAGTCGTCGACGATCTTGCGCGCCTGCTCGACGGTGAGCGAGACCCCGCCGCTGTGCTGGATGTTGCGTCTGTCACGCCAGTGTTCCGGGTCGCGGTTGTAGAGGAAGACCTGTATCGCGACGACGTTGCCCCCGATCGCCGCCTTGAAGAGCGCGTTCTCGACCTGTCCGATGCGCTCCATCTCGGCCTGCTCGCGCAGCTTGACGAACTCGGGGTGCTCGTTCTCGTAGACCCGGACCGTGTCGCGGTGGACGCCGGCCACCTTGGCCGCGGCGGTCTTGCTGAGCCCCTCCTCAGCGATGGCGCGCAGGAAACGCTCCTGCCGGAGCTTGCTGAACTTCTCGTATCCCTTGCGTGGCACGGACCACCTCCTTGCTCACACCTGTACTTTACACCGCCCGAGGCGCCATTGGCGGGCGAGCTTGCGCCCCTTGCGACCGCAGGCGACGATGTTCAGGAAGCCGCTCGCGTTGAGACGCCGGACCGAGTCCCGCACGGCGGAGCGGTTGGTGTCCGACTCCTCGCAGCCGAGCGCCCGGCAGAGCACCAGCGGCCGGCCTGCGGCGCGCAGCAGCAGCAGGGCGACGCGCTCGTCGAGCTCCTGCGGCGAGACCTGGCGCGGGTTGAAGCCGCTGCGCATGTGCGAGCTGCAGACCAGGTCGTCGCAGTGGTCGCTGCCGAGCGCAGCGCCGCAGACCACGCAGCGCGCCTCGCCGGGATGATGATGGCGCCGGGCCGACCGGCTGACGACGGGCTGCGGGAGCGGCGGCCGGTGCAGCGTCACCACGGCGCGGCTACTCCTCGAGCGCCTCCGTCTTCTCGCGGAACGCATCGCGGACCGACTGGGCCAGGTAGTAGGCGAGGCGGAAGGACGGGTCCGAGTCGAGCACCCGGGAGACTTCGAGCCAGGACAGCCCGAGGGCCTCGCAGGCCGCCTCGGTGGAGACGCCCATGCAGAGCTGGCCGAGGAGCCGCTCCCTCTGCCCGGTCGTCAGCGCCATGGGGTGAGCCTACCATCGCCGCCGATTCTCGGCGAGGGCGGCCCCGTAAGGCTAAAGCGCCGCGTCTCCGAGCAGACCGCGCAACCGCCGCCCGGCTACCTGCACGGCCTGCTCCTGCAGGGTCGGCGAGGCGTTCGCGTAACGAGTTTCTGAAGGCTGGGCGACGGTTCCCTTCCTTTCCCGTCGCCCGCACCGCCGGGTACACGGTGATCTGAGGCACCAGCCGCCCGGCAAGCAGCGCCCCGGGATTGCGCCCCCCGGGGCGCTGCATCTCTACGTCTGTTGTGCTGCCTGCATCCTCACACACGGTCCCTGCATAAACAGGGGGTACCTACACCCCTCAGACGGGCTGGAAGCGCCTCAAAACGGCTCCTGTGGCGTCAGGCTGCCGGTATCGCTCATCGCGCCCGATCGTCAGATGGGCAGCTGGTCCTGCGTGCCGCCTGTGTCGTAGATCCGTTGCGCCGGCTTGAATGGCTGGTGCTTGAAGGCCGGCAGATCGGGCCGCCGCTTGTGCTCGAGCAGGTCCGCAACTGAGAGAATCTGGATGCGCGCGTAGTCGCGGTTCCACAGCTCGGAGTGGTAGCTGCCGGCCTGGGCGGCGGCATCCCGCATGGGCTTGGTTGGCTCCTCGAGTGTCAGGAACACGCCGATCGCCGCCTGCTGCGTCTTGAGCGTGCCGATGAGGTCGCGGATCATGCCGACGTTCACGCCGCCGCTCTTGACGCTGACGATGACTCGCCCCAGCTTCGCGCCGGCGTCCGTGAACGTGATGATGCCGTCGATCCCGCTGTCCGCGCCCTTCTTCTTCACGCCGCCGACCGGCTGCGCGTCGATCATGCCGAGCGCCCACCACTGGAACTGGTAGGGGTCCTCCCTGGCGAGCTGGCGCGCCCCCGCTACGTCTGTCGGCTCGCCTATCACTTCGTATTCAGCCTTCACGGACTCGCCAAAGGCATTCAGGAGGCGATGCTTCATGAGGTTCACGGCGAGATGCGTAATGTCGATACCGACCCAGCGGCGCTTGAGTCGATGGGCGACGGCGACGGCGGTGCCGCA